TTTTACTAATCCTTTTTTAATTGTTACTGGTGCTCCAGTATAATTTCCATTTGCAAATTCTGTACCTAATGTATCTGCTGAACTATCTAATAATACAGCATCAAAATCCAATTCTACGGTTGTATTTGAAACTTGTGCTGATTGGTTAATTGGACTATGTGAAAGATATCCTCTACCTGTTAAAAAAGTATCATATGTTGAACCATCTGAACTTAATATAGGTATATCTGCTTCGTAATTTGTAACCCTAAATGTTCCAGCAGGTAATTCTATTGTAACAAGATCAATAAATCTAACTGTTCTTGCATTTAAATCTGTGCTTGTTAAATCGTTGGATCTTGGCATTAGTATTCCTCTCTGACATCAATCCCATATCTGTATAAACCTTTTTCATCAGTATCAAAGTCTGGGGTGTCACCTATAAGAGCCACCGTCATTGGCACATCGTTATATGTTACTGTTGTTGTATTACTTACTGCTGTTTGTAATGTTGGATAAATGTTTATTGTAAATGCTGTTGAACCATCTGATGTAGTATCAGCCGAAAGTTGATAAATTTTTGTATGGTTTGAAAATTTAATTAAATCACCTTTTTTAAAAGTTCCACCACCACCTGTTGCTGTAACACTACTTTGGCCAACGGCTACTGTTGCATTACAAGTAACAGTACCTGACATTGTTCCTTGTGTTGAACCTATGTTTGGCGGAACAATAGTAAATGTTTCTGCTTGGCCATTTTGTTTTGCAATAAAGCCATATGCAGTACCTAATTGTGCTCTTGTTAAAAGTGTACTTTTTAATGCTAATTCCCAATGCTGTTTTAAGAATTTTTCATATAATTTATTATTAGCATCAGTAGTTTTTATTGTACTTTTAGTATCCCTAAAAGATAATGTTGTAAAATTTGTTGTATCTGGAAATGTTCCACTCACTAAATTACCTCTCTAAATGTTTGTTGAAAGGCATAATAGCCTTTAGTATCTGTCTTAAATTCTATTATATCGTCGTCAGCTATTACAGTTATTGGTACATTATCATATGTTATTGTAACTAACGTTGAACCATCTGCTGGACCGACACCAGCAACTAATGGGGGTGTAATATTAATAACATCTATCGAACTCCCATCTAAATTTGTATCTTCTGATAACATATAGACTTTAGAATGATTTGAAAATTTAATTAAATCTCCAGCAAGTAAAGTACCAGAACCCCCGCTTACAGGAATTTTTGTTTCACCAACACTAACTGAATATTCTGGAGCAGTACTTGAATCGTCTAAAACTGATACTGTTCCTGATACTGTTCCTGCCGCATCATTTAATACTGGCAATAAAAATGTTGTATTTTTAGCAGTAGTTTCTGTATCATAAAAATCAAAAAAATCACTATGCCATGTTGTTCTTGTTATTGGTACAGTTTTAATATCAAAACTCCAATAACTGTTTCCAAAATTTGTAACATAAGTTTTGCCATTTAATGTCTTATTCAAAACATTGTTGGTATTGTTTTTAAAGTTAATAAACTTAATATAATCATAAAAAGCCATTATGCAAATCTTCTCCCTTGTTGTCTAAATGCTTGTTGGATTGTACCAACAATTAAACTTTTTCTTGATAATAATAATTCATCAAAACTTTCACCATCGACTGCATTAATATTAAAGTTAACATTAACTTCGCCACCACCTCCGCCACCTAATTGATTATTTGGAACAACTGTACCAGATGTGTTCGGTACAAACATTTCTGGGCCCGCTTCTCCCACCATGTATGGTTGGCCTTTATGAGCTGGACCTCCGTGCTGTAAGCCTGGTACTCCAAAAAATGAAGCAATCCCTTTAACTGCCGCAATAGCCGTTTCATACCATAAAGTTTTCTTTAATTCTTTATTATGTTCTGCTTGTAACCACCCTATATCTTCTAAAAACTTTTTTATTGCACCTAATATTGGTGCAACAATAGCTAACTGTACAAATCCTTGAATTAATTGTCTTATTGCTACATTAGCAATACTTCTCAATGCCTCATCGAAACTTTTGGCTCGCATTATGGCATCTGTAAATGCAGATACCATTGCACCATTAAGTGCATCTATACCAGAGCGTAATAACTCTTGGGAAGTAATCTGATGGGCATATTTGTGACCAAGTTCTTCATTAATTTTAACAGTTTCTTTTGTAGACTGGTTTAATAACTCTTGGTGTATAAGACTAGCCTTTTTAGATTTTTCATTATTCTTTACATCCCTTTTCCATTTTGCATCAGCCAAAGCCTTGGCTAATCTTTCTTTCCCAGCGGCTTCATAACTCGCTTGTTGAGCCTTCATTTTTTTATCTACAAATTCCCAATCTTCTTCGTTAAATTTTAATATTCCTTCTAGTAATGCTTTTTCTTTTCTGTGTATTGCCAACATCTCTTCTGATAATGCCACCTGCTCTTTTTGAATTTGTACAACACCATTATTATGAATTATTTGTCTCTCTATTTCTATAGTTCCTTGTGCTATTAGTCTATCAATTTCTTTTAGTCTCATAGCAACCTCATCTAGGTTTGTTGGATCATATATTCCTGCTTTAATATCTGTTTCATTTACAAATTTTGTAATTTTGCCAAGTAAAGTAGTAACAGCGGCAAAAGCCACCATTCCTTTTTTTCCAAGTACGAAAGCACCGATAAAACCCATTTCCCTAATAACAGGTGGTAAAGCCATATATCCATCCCACATTGTTTTTAACATACCACCTATCATTTGAAGTAGTGGAATTAATTCTCTTAAACCTCGTATTCCTTTTGCAATACCTTCACCAAGTGCTTTGCCTAACTCTTTTATTTTTTCTTCATTTTTCTTTAATTCGGCTCCTAATTCACTGGTTTGTCCTACAAGTTCATCAAAAAATGCTCCAGAAACTGCTTCTTGAAACTTTCTATATGAGTCACCAATCATTGATAACTGTCCAGCCAATGTTTTAGCAAAGTCAGCCGATGCATTAGCAAATCTTCCACCCTTACCAAATGCTACTCTAAATACTTCTTGTGATTCTTCAATTGAATATTTTACACCGTCCTTAAAGCCCAACATCGCTTTAACACCTTTATCCCTGAATAAATCAGCCGCATTTATTCCCGCAGAGAAGGTACGTTGTATTTGTTCGGAGGCGGTTTTAAAGTCTAATCCTGATATAGCCGCTACGTTACCAGTAATCTCCATTATTTCTGCTAACCCTTTAGCATCACCAGCTACGGTAGCCAGGTTACCCGACCCTGCCGCAATTTGATCTAGAGAGAATGGAACTGTCGCCGCATATTTGTTTAATTCTTGAAATGCTTTAGAACCTTCTTCAGTACTACCAAACAAATATTTGAATCTTAAATTTAATGATTCAACTTCGTGACCTACTTTAATAAAAGATTTAATAATTTTAACTGCACCAATAGCCGCCATGGCTCCCATTGCAAGTTTGGCCGCTGAACCTAAACTAAAAGTACTTTTACTAAGTTTATTAACACTATTATTAAGTCTTCCAAGTGCTTTTTCGTTTTTAGTTTGTACGTCAATTAATAATCGTTGTTTGGCATCAGCCATTATCTATGTTTCCTCCTAGGCCGTTGTGGTTGTGTTATTTGTTGTTGTCCCATAGTTTTTTTACTTGCATTATGCTCATACAACATATAGCCAGCCCACAATTCAATTTCCAGTGTCGTCATTTGCAATATTTCCTCGACAGACTTATGCAATCTGTCTGCCAGCATCATTACAAACCTTAACTCCGCACTGGATTCTATTTTTTTGCTAAATCTACCTGTGTTGCAGTCAGTTTAGCATTATTAATAGCACCCGCGATCTTAACTATTAAAGTTGGATCGGCTTCATTCATCAATTTAATTCTATCAGCATCTTGAAATAAAGGTTTATTATCTTTATCTCTTGCTTTTTGAATAATACTCTCTACTAAGGCTTCAATTGTAAGTCCCTGTGATTGCAAAGAAATTATTTTGCTTTCAATTGTTAATGGATAAGTTGTTCTGAAATAAATGTCAGTGTCCAACTCTTCCACGTGAAGTTTTTCTAAACCCCCGCCTATTGATGATTGATAGTGTTTTGCTATCTTATCTGTTATACTCATTCATATCTCCTTATTTTATTGTTGTCCTTATACTTGGTCCGACTACACCCCCAGGTGCTTGACTACTTCTACCGTGTTCTAAAGCATGGCCATATGGTTGTCGATTAGATATTTTATATCTTTTCTTACTTCCAGTTATTCTCCAACTTCTTTGAAACAGGCCTGAACGTACAGGTGATATTTGTCTGACCGCATTAAGCAAGGCCGCACTAATAGATCCCACCGTTTTATTGACGTTGTCATCTACTTTTTTAATAAGTGCTCTTGCATTAAAGCTAACCTTCATTTGATGTTATCTCCTTACAGGTCAGCTTTTGTTATTGCACCTGTGAACTGCACTGCCACTTCTGAAGTAACTGCTCCATCCAATCCTGTATCTATAGAATGTGATGTTACAATAACTTCTCCTGATAATTTAATACCAGTACCTTGTCCTGATGGGTATAGTTCTAATGTTGCCGCCGCTGACCCTGGTCCAGAATATAATGCTAATTGTGCCGAATCATCATCTCTCCAAAGTAGGCTTAAAGTTCCAGTAGCACTTGTTAACCCTGGTAGGTAAGTTCTTGCGGAACTCCCTAAAACAGTAGTTTCATAAGCATCGCCAGTATTACTAATACCAAATGCAGTAATTGAAGCTACCAATGTTACAGATCCACCAACGTCGAATTTAGCGACGCCACTATGTCCCGAATAAACGGCTGTATTTGTTGCCATTTTATTTCTCCTCTTTATTGTTATTAATTACATCAGCTTCAGCTTTGAGTATTTTAATTCTCCGTCTCTGTCGCCAATGTGGTTTAGTTTGGATTTCTTTCTGTGGCTTTTCAGTCACAACAGGTTTTTTAAATTTCCAGCCTGATCTTAAATGGTCTTGAACTTGTGGGTTCTCAACTATTTTAGAATTCCCTTGTTTATCATACATTTGTATCGCCATTATGCATTACCTCTTTTATATACATACGTAACTGTAAGTGTTAAATTAACTTGCCCAATTGGAGCAACTCTTTCAATTACTTCTATATTTGTTATATTTGAATTTACGTAATGTGTAACTGTATTATCTACTGTTATATTACGATCTCTGCCTTCGTCCTCAAGTTGTTCTTCCACTCTCTCGATTACATTATTACGAATTGTATCTAATTGTGTGCCCCTAACAAAACAACGTAGTTCAACTTCTAATGTACCTTGTCTTTCAGCTAAACTAATATCTTCTCTTTCTTCTTTGCCACTAACAACTAAAATAGCAGGAAATTGTGTAATTGCTAATTTGTCAAATTCAAAAAACTCTCTTGTAACCAAAGCGGGTGCTGGGTTACTCATATTTTGTAATTGTTCAACAATATCTTTAGCTATGTTTTCTCTAGCACTCATATCTTGTTTATCTTACGAGTCGATTGAAGTGTGTAGGTTTTTTCTCTGATGCTGTAATGTCCCCACTGCTGTCGTAATCGTATTTGACTCCTAATCTTAAAAT